GTCAGAATTGGCTTCTAAGGGTTACGATATTGCAATGGATGCCTTGATACCAAAGACTATAAGTAGAGGTGATGTAATAGAAAGAACTATAGGTTCTGCTGAAAATATCATGGGTGAAATGGTAGCTGGGAAAGCATTTCAGAAATTATTAGATGGTGCTGGATCAGTCAGTAAAGGCGTGATACAAAAAGTTTTAGGTGTGACAGGTGAAAGAAAAGAATTAGCTAAAAAATCAATACAAGATGCACAAGAATTAGGTGTAAAAATTCCTACTGCTGGTGTTGCAACAAATGCACCTATAATACAATTTATAGAAAAAAGACTAGAGCAGTTTCCTACTGGTGCAGGAAAATTTAGAGATACCTTTGATGAATTTAAAAGAAATATAGTATCAGCCACAGATGAGATATCCCAAAAATATTCCAAAGAGAGTGGAATAGAAGGTGGTGAAATTGGATCAGAAATTAGAAAAGGTATAAATAAAGCTAAATTTAAGTTTCTTGCTGATCAAACAAAATTATACGATGAGGCTTTTGATTTAGTAGGTGATGGAGCTAAAGGTGAGTTAAAAAATTTAAAAAAACTTAAAGCTGATCTTTTGGTTAAATATAATCAAAACCCTAAAGCGTTTGGTGAATACATGGATGGGTCATTAAAGAAAATAGAAGATATTCTAAGCCAAGAAGGTGTAATGGATTTAAAAGCTCTTAGAGAGCTTAGAACTGCAATTAGGCTATCAACAGATGCAACTGGTATAGGTACTGTTGGTATTACTAAACCACAATCAAGATATATGACCCAAGTCTATGACGCTCTAACAGATGACATAAAGGGTATTGTTTTAGCTAGTGGTGGAGAAAAAGCGGCTAAAGCTATGGCAAAAGCAGATGCCTATACTGCTAATAGAATGAAATTGGATGTAGTTCCAGTTATTAATAAAATATTAGATATGGATACTGATTTAAAAGCCTATAATTTTTTAGTGCAGGGATCTAAAGAAAGTAGTGATCAGCTAAAAAGAGTTTTAAGAAATTTACCAGAAAATGAAAGAAATTTTGTTAAAGCATCTATGCTAAACAGATTAGGATATCAAAAGCCAGGTGGTGCAAAGTTAGAAAGCGATTTTTCTGTAAATAGTTTTTTAACTAACTTCTCAAAACTTTCAAATTCAGCAAAAGATGCACTATTTGATAAAGATACAAAAGCAAGACAAAGTCTAGACAAAATAGTTGATCTATTAGAAAATTTTAAATCTGCACAAAGTTACGCCAACGTATCAAAAACTGGAGATATGATTGCTACTGCAATGGCATTTATACCATTAGGTTATGGTGGGTTTATGGTTCAAGGTGGGGATTTAATTAGTGGTGGCTTGACAATGGCATCAGGTTTAATTCCACCACATTATATGTCAAAACTAGTAACCAACGAAAAGTTTATTAAATGGATAGCAGATGCCGCTCCTAAGATGGGTAGAAATCCAGCAGATATACCATTTCATTTAGGTAGACTTATGGAAATATTTAGTGGAGATGAAAGTATGTCCGCTGCCGCTTTGTCATATGTAAATGCACTTGTGCCTTCAATAGTAGGTAGTGCAGAAGCTAGTAACATGACTGAGGGCGTTTTACAAGAGCCACAAACCCCTAGTGAAATTGTTCAATTTGCCAAAGAGTTAAATCCAGCCACAAAAGAAAAAATACGAAATATGAATTTAATAAATTTGTCTCCAGTGCCTGAAAAAGCGTTGTAGGTAAATGACATGGTCGTTGCCGAAATCCTCACAGGTATAGCATTAGTCAAAAAAAGCGTTGACTTCATAAAAGAAAATATCTCCACAGTCCAAGACATACAAGGCATAGCTAAACAAATAGATGGCTTTTTTCTAGGCGAAGAGCAGATGAATAAAGGTCAAGGTAAAGGCTTGGGCATCAAGGAACAGTTTGGAATAGAATCAACTGCCAATGATTTTATAGATAGAAAACTTCTAGAAGAAAAACGCCAAGAGTTAAAACAAATAATTAATCTTAGATTTGGACCGACTGCATGGGATCAGATAATTTCAGAGCGTGCTGATAGAATAAATCAAGCCAGAGAAGCACAACGCCAAGCTAGAATGCAAGCTAGGAAAAGACAAGATGAGCTATTAGAAACTGTAAAATGGGTAGGAATTACTTTTATATGTATTGGTGTGTTGTTAGGTGGTTTAGTAGTAGGCGTTAAAGTATTTGCTAAAGGTAACACCTATCAGTCCAAAAACACCCAATTTAAAGGACTAACTAAACAACAACAACTTAATCAAGGTCTGATCAAAAATCCTACAATGACTTTATGCAGACTTATGAAACAGAAGGTCTATAAAGACAAAATGGCTTGTATTTATCGAGGTGCAAATAAAACATACGAGATGGAATTTACTGATATTAGAGTTGGATGCCCAAAGAGCTACCGTTGTGTGTTAAATGAAAATGGCAAAGAACCATCTATAGATGATATTATGGATAGTCTCAGATCAATAAAGGGTGATTAGTGGCGTTATATTTAGGGTTATACGATTTTCTGTCTTCCCCTATATACTCATGTGAATAACATATTCTTTCTCTTTCTATATTAAGATGTGACCAACTTTTACCTTTAGTGCTTTTTGATCTGTCTGCAAGATTAGTGGCTGTCGCTTTCCATATAGGTGATTTTTCTCTATATAAACCCATTCTCATGTGAGATGTTTTGCTGAAATATCTATAACCTTGCTCTATGTGTATGTCAGCTATAGCGTCAGAAAATCTAGTTCCAATACCCAATCCTTGAAAGTCTGGTATTATTACAGTTCTGCATTCTCTCCATTTCTTTCTAATATCACCCTCATATAAAGGTGGTATTTTCCCAGGTAAACTTATGGTAGCACTAAACCCAATTATATTATCATCCCATACTGCGAAGAAGCATCTAGTAGACAAAGGCAAGTCCTCGCTTAGATAATGATGTTTTTTAAATACATCCCATAGCCTTCTGTCGCCATGAATTATATCTACATTTATTATAGGCTTGGTAAGTTTTGTAGATAGATATTTAGATTTACCTTTGTGATATTCCCATTTCATTAAAACAAACTTTGTTGTGGGTCATCGGGTCGATTATATTTAGGGTCATAGGACTTATTATTTTCCCCTATGTATTCATGAGAATAGCAAATCCTATCTCTTTCTAAAGGTATAAGACGCTTTTTATGGTCATGTATATCGCTACTTCTATCTTTTAAATTACTTGCACTTGCTCTCCATAGAGGAGACTTTTGTCTGTACTCACCCATCCTAATATGTGAGGTCTTAGAATAGTAACGAACATTTTTCTCTATCATCATATCTGCAATAGCGTCAGACAGCCTTACACCTATCCCTAGCCCTTGAAAGTCTGGAAGGACTACTGTTCTAGCCTCACGCCATTTAAGACGCTTGTCGCCTTCGTAAAGAGGTGGTGTCCACCCTGGTAAAGACATTACAGAAGAAAAGCCTATAATTCTATCATTCCATATAGCAAGGTAACAATGTGCAGAAGCAGGTAGGTCTTCAGTTAGATAGTGATGCTTTTTAAATAATTCCCAGTGTTGTCTGTTCCCTTTGACAATTTTAACTTCAATGGGTTGCCGAACTAACCCCCTTGATGCGAATCGCTTCACATCAGTGTTAAATACCCAATCTGGCTGCAGCCATTCTAAAATATCATCATGACAAGTAGCTAGTACAATATTCTTAAGACCTTTACGTTTCACATACTTATATAAAGATAATGAACACGACTTGGCTACATCTCTATTTACTACTGAGGTAAACTCATCAATAACAATATTGCTACCTAAACGCCTAGCTAGGTCACATCTAAAGCCCTCACCATTAGACAACACATGACGAGGTTTAGCCCAAGTAGGAACAGTATTAAGACCAACTGCACCAAATCGTTCTATGGCGTCATCTACGCTATCAAAATGAGATGCTATGGTTTTATTGTTATCCCAAGTTAATTCCTCTTCTTTACCATACTGAGCAAGCATAGAGGACTTACCACTACCACTTGACCCATAAATAACACCAATAGAAAAGTCTTCCTTAAAAGGCTCGAAATGAGGTAACTCAAACTCAGTCACCCCATCAAACTTATAATCAAAGTTCTTAAATATCTCTTTATCTATATCAGTTAGCTCTACCTCACTTCTTAATATAGTTTTTTTGTATCCATATAAATCTTCCAAAATGTCCTCCCTTTTTATCTTTTTTGATGGACTTTAATTTTTTTATCGATTATCATCATTTTTATCCTTAATAGGATTTTTTGTTATATAAATAGGTGAGGGGAGCGAAAGCTCCCCTTCTCTTTATGCATTTTCAAGTTGTTTCCACTTATTGCTATTAATCATAGACCTTACATCGTTTTGTCTACGTTGCTCGACTATATGATTATTTGTGCTATTAGCCTTTACATCTCCTAAGTGTGTAGACCAAGCAGTTGCAGACTGATATGCACACCATAGAGAGCCTTTAGCACCATTTCTGCCATAATCACCCCTTCCATGAATTTGAGCCACCTCTGCCTCATATAAGCCCATTAAATGATATAGTTGCTTTTTGTTAGTATCTGACTGACCACTAGCTAATTTAATTTCGTTAGCTTGGCTTTTAGCTATAGTTGATTTAAACAAATCAATGACTTGCTCATCTTCAACTTTAGTATCCCACCATTTGTTGAATTGCTCAGTCTCATTAGTAATAGCAGTTACTGCATTTTGTATCTTCTTGTTAGAGGCGTCTACGTTGAAGTGTGTAGTGTGCCTATTAGCAGTATAAGCAATCTTTTGACCACTTACTAAAGTATTGAAACATACATGGTTCATCCAACCAAAGAAGGACTGAAACTTCCATCTAGCGTTGTAACTATTTCTAGCTACAAACTTAAGTGATAAATCATGGTCGCCAACTTGAGTGTTATGGGCTGGAAGCAATAACTCCATCTTAGCCATTGCACCATTTTCATAAGTGTCAACTTTGATTTCGTGGTCAGTAAAGTCTAGACCACCACTTTTCATTGATTCTATAGCTCCACCAAATGCATCCATATGATGTATAGGCTTGTATCTAGAACCTACGATACCAAGTGGATCACCCTCTTGTTGACCATAGTGATTAAGGCGTACTACTTTTCTGCCCATATGTGAAGGGATACCTTGAATATCCCTTACATCGATTTTAAATGATACGTCTTGTAACGCTTCTTCCATTTTAGTATCTAACATTATGCTACCCCCGCTAATTTAAATAATTTTCTGTGTCTAAATTCGATGTTGTATTCCCAAGCTAATTGGTCGCCATCATATCGAAAGTCAGGCTCTAACTCATCTGCATCAATTATCCATCTGATTGCAGTTCTGTAGTTTTGAGCACCTAGCTTGCAAACTTCTCTAATTCTTTGAGCAAGTTTAGAAGCGTTATCTTTCTTGGCTTTAGCTTCTTCAGCATCGTTCTTAACCATATCATCGATAAGGTTATCCCAAATAGCTTGTTTAGCGTCTTCGTCTGCAATTTCCCAACGAAACCAAAACCCTTCACCAGGTCTGTGACCCCAAGCATCTTTGTGTAAATCTGACACTAGATCGTCTGAGTAAGTATATTTAGTCATTTGTTTCTCCTAATTTTGTTGATCGTTATCTATTATATAATATATGTATCTACATAAATCAACCCCTAAAAAGAGTTTTTTTATATTTTATTTATAAATTCTAATTTTGCATAGATTATCGAAGCTACTTTAACCATATTCTCTATGTGATTAAGGCTTTCTTCTTTAGACAAATTTTCTTTATTTATGTCTATTTTATATTTCTGTAATAGCTTCCTAAGATGTAGAGCTTCATCTGAAGCTTCTTTTATTAAAAAGTTAGCCATATGGTATTTCCTTTAGTCATACAAAAAATCTCCTTGCATTGGGTCGTGTGTTAAAGGTTTAAAAGTTATATTTACTAATTTATAAGTTCCCTTGAATTTGGATTGTATAGGTTTTGGGCTAGGCTTAAGTGCTTTTAATTCATCAACATTAAGAGACATTTGTTTGTCATTGTGAGTGATTATAAGACCACCCATCTTTATTGCTTTATCTAGCTCATAGTCTCTTATGCTAACGTATTTACCTTGCCATAGTTTAGTTACTAATCTTTTATACATTTTACACCTCCCTATTAACCCAACATATTTTCTCTTATTTTCTTCTCATATTGCGTAACTCGTGCTTCTTTATCTTGTAGCTTTAACTTAGCCTCTAGATTATCCAATTTTTCGTCTGACATATCATGAAAGTAACCATCAAGACTTCTAAACGAATCAATTAAATAAAGGAGGTCAGCTATCTCAAATTTATTTAATAAGTTTTTATTATGAGAGTTGGCGTATCTTATAATCTTTCTCGAATGATCTGAGATATGTGAAAAAATATCATCATCATTTATATTTCTTGCCATTTGTTTTATAAAGGTCGCACTAGCTTTAATCATTTCAGTTCTATAGTTTTTCATTATTTATCCTCCAAAGTTAGCGTTATAACAAACATTATCTATTAGGCATAAAAACCAAAATAAATAATAAAAGAAATACAAGGTGGCTATAGCTGACGCTATAACCCCCAAGAGTTTTAAGATACTAAGCAACATCGTTAAGACCTACACCCTTCATGTGCTCCTCATAGTCAGCATATGACATATTTTCTTTCTCAAAATTCTCTACGATTTTTTTCTTTTCAGAGATAGATTTTTTGATAGTTTTCATAGACATGGCTATGTAGTAGTTATCCTTACCATATAGCGATTGATGACATTTAAGGTTGTACTCTAAGTTTTCCAAAACCTTTATATCGTGTAATAGTTCGTTCATATCGTTTCTCCTAATTTTGTTAATCGTTAATTATTTATTGCATATGTAAATATATAAGTCAACCCAATAAAAGGGGTAATTAAACCCCTTATCTTAGTTTATTGGAACTAGGTAGCCTAAGTCAGAGTAAGCACCATTTACATGTACAGAAAACTCTTTTTCGCCCCTACCCTTAATACGAACAGTGTCGCCATGATTTAGTGGTAATTCCTTAGAAAGCCTTTCGCCTTCAGCACGATCTGCATCAGTGTAAACTGCTTTGATACAAGCACCTACTGACATAATCCAAATCTTATCTTCAGCTTGGTCTTCAAAAAGATAGCATTTAGAAAAACCTCTGTTGTGATTCACATTAAAAGTTAACTCTTGGTGCTCACTTTTTCTGTTAAGAATGCTATCGCCATTTTTATTCCAAATACTTTCTATATCTAAATATCTCATTTTTATCTCCATTTTGTTGTTCGTTATTTTTTTAATATAATTTTTGTAGATACAAATGTCAACCCTTATAAGATGTTTTTTTTAATAAAAATAGACAGAATTTGAGGTGAGGTGACTAGGTAGTTTATCTTGGAGGACACCTAATCACCCCTATCTACGCTCAGAGGTAGAGATCAGCGTAGAATTATAACTTTATCGATCTATAGTTAGCTGACATTGTTTGCCAAGCATTAATCTTAGCCTCAGCAGCTATTCTCATAAATCTTAACTTCTCATCTCTTTCTATAGCAATTTGCATTGCTCGTAAATGTTTTACATATTCATCACTAGCGTATGCCTCTCTCTCTTGTGCAGAAACAGATATATCCAAATGGTCTTTCATTATTAATGCCTTAAGTGATTTTCTGTATTCTTCTAGATATATTCTTTCTGCTTTAGCTTTAGCAACCTCCGCAGCGGAATCTCTTAAATAGTCTAATGCTTTTGATACTTCTTTTTCTGAAATTATTTGTTCGTTCATTTTTTAAATCTTTCTTGGTTATATGGCGAAATACCCCACCAATAATTAGCTTTGTCTCTGCCATAATTTTCATTTAAATCGTAGTTAATCCAAAACTTATCTTCATCACCTTGTGTGTCGTGCAACTCAGCATGATGAAAATAACAAAGTGGTATTACATTATTGTCACTAGACTTCATGCCCATACCTCTTTTACCTTCATATGGCTTCAGAAGATGATGTGCTTGAACATTGCCCCTACACCAATCAGCAGCTATGCCATTTAGACAACATACTTGTTTAGCTACAAACATAAGGTGTTTTTTGTTTTTAATTTTACGAGACTTAGGTATTAGCATTTTAGAAGCCAATATCTTCTATATTGTTGTTATAAAGTACATTTTTTTCACTATGTGGATCATTGTCTATGCCATCTTCATTACTAGTGAACTCTCTAACTTTTAAACTAGTGTAGGCGTTCCCTGCTTCAGATACATCTTTCCAAGCAGAAATAGTCATAGCACCACTATTCATGATTTTATTAACTACACCTTTAGCGTCTGGAGATTTATCAGTCTGTTTACTATCGTTTGCCTTTAGAGTTCCTATAGCTCTATAAAGCTCTACCATAGGCTGACCATCTTTATTCTTACGTTTTACGCCAATAATTCTATGCTCTTCACCCTCAAGGTTTAGCTTGCCTTGTTGTACAATTTGCCAATCATCAGTGTTTTTATATAATATTCCAGCATTTGTGTTATCTTTTTGCATTTTATTCTCCTTTGAAAAGTTTAATATATTGTTCACATTTTTTTATCATGGTTGTGGCGTTCTTCTTATGTTGTTCACCAAGCCCTTCAGCCCACAATTTTATATCTTGCAACTGAATTATAGTCGCAGAACAACAAGAATGATTGCTCTTTATCATACTTATAGCTTTATTTAATTCACCTAGATAAGTTCCAAATGCTGATACAGATGAAGCAATATTCCCATCTTTGTTAAATAAAACATACTTACGCTTTGGCATTGTAGTGTTTTCTTTTTTATCAATTATGTTTGATTCGCCAGTTTTGTTACCCGATGCTAAATTACCATCATCCTCAAAGTCTGCTTCTAAGTTCAACATAGCTTGTATTTGGTATCTTCTAAGATAAGTAATAGCTGAACCCACATCTTGGCTTTTAGCACTTTGATTGCCCAAAGTACTGCAAGAGGTAATAAACTGATTAGAGGGTAAATGAGTTATGGTGGTTGTAAGTACGTTTTCTAGTGTGTTTGCAGTTTGCATAATCTGCACTTGGTACACCACAGATAATTTATGTTTATGTAAAGCTGGCATACATGCATCAAATATATTATCTAATGTGCTATACATATGAGGGTCACCTTTTTTGTTTTTAAAAAAAGCATTAACACCACTTTTCTCTAGAGGAGAAAACTCTTGCCTTGCATCTTCTATAGCTTGCAAAACAAGATTGGTTTTTTCAGATTGGTAGTTCATTGTTAGTTACTCCAAATTTTGGTTGATTGTTGTTTCATGTCCTCACTCCATCTCCAATCGTCATAATTGGGATGTAGCATAGACGCTAGTTCAAAAGCATCATTACTGATACTCAAGAATTTTTGTAGCCCAAAACAAATTCTCATCACTTCTTTAAATTTTTCCTTTGGGTTTTGTAATTTAAAAGACACGGCTTCTCTTTTTGTCACATAGTCACACCACATTTCCTTATCAGGGTAAGCATAAGAATATACTGCTAATTGCCTTTGATGAGCCTCAGAGAACTTTGATGGTCTTACGCCAACTGTTTTTAAGTCTCTGATACTGTCTTCATACATAAAGTCTATGTATCCTAGAAATGGTATGGGTAAGTCTTCGTGTTGAAAGTAGACTTTTTGTTGATAATGAGTAGGCGTACCAAAGTCTGCATAAGTTTCTAAGGCAACATTATAATATAGCTCTAATGCAGTTCTTTCTTTGATTAGCTTATCATCGTTTTCTGATATGTCATGCTCTAGACATTCTTTGTCAAAAGAACCATACAAGAACTCGTCTATAGCCTTTTGTGGAAAGTCCTTGTTGGATAACTTTTTCTCTAAGGCGTGTTCTACTGCAGTACCTCTAAATGCACCTACACCAAAAGACCCTTTCATACCACATAGATATGTGCCTACAAAAAGTGCTGGGTCTGCCACCCACAAGTTAATCTTGCTAGGTGACAGATGTTCTATGTTATGAGCCTCGAAGGGATTGTTGCTCTTCATTATACTGACTTCTTAAGTAGCTTTTCAATTTGATCTAATCTAGCTTTAAAAACTACACTTGAGTTACAGTCTGAGCAACACCTACCTTTAGTCACTGGTAGAGCATTGTGTCCATCTCTATAACCATTTATTACTTCGATATTGCCTTTACATATTTTGCACTTTCTTGCTCCATATGTTCCTAAGTAACCTTTAGCCATCTTTTTCTCCTTGTTCGTTGTTCATTATTAAAATTGTTGTACTCCCATAAAAAAGGTTTGTCAAACCCTTTTAAAAAGTTTTTTTTAGTTTACATAAAATTAAATCTGTATTAGTGTAATTTTTTTATGGAGAAAATCTAATGCAATTAGGAGAATGGATTAGAAGGAATGGCTACAACTACAGAACCTTTGGTGAAGAAATAGGAGTGTCGTTTAGGAATATTGAAAAGTGGAGTAGGGGCGAAACTCTACCACGATTTAATAAAGCTAAACTTATTTTTGACTTTACTAATAACGAGGTTACTGGTCATGACTTTTACGAGAAACAAATACAACGCCATCAAGCAAACTTACAAGGGTGAGGTTTTTGATAGTAAGCGTGAGCTTAAGAGGTTTGTTGAGTTAGAATACCTTCTTAGAGCCAAAGAAATATCAGATTTGGAAATACATCCAAAGTTTGATCTGATGTGTAATGGCGTAAAGATAGGTAGGTATACTGCAGACTTTCGCTATAAAAAAGATGGTGAAGTGGTTGTGGAAGATGTAAAGTCTAAAGCCACTAAGACAAGGGATTATATGCTTAGAAAGAAAATTCTATCTACATATAATCCACCAATATTGATAACAGAAGTTTTGAGGTAGAGAACTTATATGTCATGGTCAGCGTTGAAATGGGCGTCAGAGGTTAAGGTAGGTAACAGTACAGATAAGTTAGTTCTTATTATATTAGCTAACTTTACTGATGCAGAAAACAGTTGCTATCCTTCACACAAGAAGATTGCAGAGCTATGTGAGTGTAGCACTGACACAGTCATTAGATCACTTAAGCGTTTGAAAGATATGAATTTTATTGATATTGAGAAAAGATTTCAGCTAACAGAAAATAATAATCATAGACAGACAAGTAACATATATAAACTCAATATAGATACCCAGTCGCAAAATGCTACCCCACCCCCTCTGCAAAATGCGACACCAATAACCTATCATAATAAAAAAGAATATAGTAAGGAATTTGAATTGTTTTGGAAAGAGTATCCAAACAGACCTAATGACAATAAGTTTGGAGCTTCACAAAAGTTCCAAATAACAATGAAGAATAAAGAAATTACTTTTGAAAATTTAATAAATAAGACAAGATCATTTGCTAAGTCGCAATCGGGGAAAGATGAACGATTTATTCCACACGCCAAGACTTGGTTATCGCAAAAGCGATTTAATGATGTAGAGCAACCTAAACAACGAAAAACAAACTTAAACTTATTAGTAGGATAAACAAATGATGAAGAACGAAAAATCACTAGCAGAAAAAGCAATGGATCAAGGAATACATTTAAATAACTATGGGGTAGGCGACTACAGAACTAGATGTCCAGAATGCTCCCCAAGTAGAAGAAAGAAGCATGACCCTTGTTTGTCAGTTACAGTTACATACGAATCAATATTATGGATGTGTCATCATTGCGATTGGACTGGGGGAGTTAAGGAGAATATTAATTTACCTATGAGACAACCAAGAATTGTAAGGGAACAGCCAATAGAAGTTACACCACCTACGCCAATATTATCAAATGCGAATCACCAACTATCAGAAGGTTCTTTGTTATGGTTGGCAAATAGAAAAATAACAAAAGATACTGCAGATGCTTTTAAGTTATTTACTAAAGATCAGAAGCTATGTTTTCCATATTATCTTGAAGGAGATATTGTAAATATAAAAAGTAGAACAAAAGATAAGAAGTTTCTGCAAGAGAAAAATGCCACTAAGTGTTTGTATAATATAGATATGTTAAGAGCACATTGGGAAGAAACAGATATGAAAACTGTTATATTTGTTGAAGGTGAAATGGATGTGTTGGCATTATATGAAGCTGGGTTTAGAAATGTAGTAAGTCTACCAGATGGAGCACCTCAAACAGCGAAATTTAAATCTGACGACAAAAGGTTTATGGCGTTTGAACATTCTAAATGGATTTTTGATGCTGACGAAGTAATCGTAGCCACAGATGCTGATGAAAATGGTAAGGCGTTGAGGTTGGAGATTATACATAGATTTGGTAAAGACATTTGTAAGGTTGTCAATTTCCCTAGAATAGATGATTGGCAGTGTAAAGATGCCAACGAATGTTTAATACATTATGATACTCAAATATTAAGAGAATGTATACAGTATGCTGAAGAGTTCCCAGTACAAGGTTTACATGGCGTCAAAGAGTATCACGATAGTGTGCAGAACATTTATGATGGTAATGAGCAGAAAGCTTTTAGTACTGGTTTCAAAGAGTTAGATAAAATATACAAGATTATGCCAAGTACATTTAACCTAATAACTGGCATACCTAATCATGGTAAAAGTAACTTCTTAGATCAGTTGTTATTAAACTTAGCTGAAAGAGAGAATTGGAACTTTGCTATATTTAGCCCAGAACACTCAACACCAAATCATATTAGGCGTTTACTTGAAAAGAGATGTAGAAAGCCTTTTGACATAGGTTTACACGCTAGAATGACACAAGATGAACTAAATGGTGGGATAGAGTTCTTGGACAATCATTTTAAGTTTATAGAGAACACAGAAGAAATCCCAGACATAGAGTTTATATTAAGTAAGGCGAAGGTAGCCAAGCAAAGGTTTGGTATTAAGGGATTAGTTATAGACCCATTTAATCAGATTAGCCCTAACAGAGATTATGCTAAAAGAGAAGATGAGCACATAAGAGATATAATTGCTAAATGTCAGCAGTTTGCTAGAAACCATCAAATAGTTGTCTGGATGGTAGCCCACCCTCATAAGCTACAGAGAAACGATAGTGGAGTAGTTCCTCCACCAGACTTATACCAAGTTAGTGGTTCTGCACATTGGGCAAACATGAGTGATGCTGCTTTAGTAGTTCATAGAGACTTCGAGGATAATACTACCAAGATAATTACTAGGAAGATTAGAGAGCAAGGTATCTATGGTCATATAGGTCAAGCATTCTTTTCATTCAGTAATGAGAAAAAGGTATATGAAGAGGTTAGTGAATATGAATATGAGTAAGAGGTTTGCATCATGAATTGTTGGTGGTGTGAGACAAGTTTAATATGGGGTGGTGATCATGATATTGACGAAGAAACTGAAGATTATGCTATTGTCACAAATCTATCATGTCCTAAGTGTGATTGTTATGTTGAAGTATATCTTCCAAAGGGGAATGTAGATGCTAGTAAGCGATATCACTGAAGAAGAGCAAAAAATATTAGATAAAAAATATGAAGATGCTATGATACACATCAAGAAGACTGATTTAAAACTATACAATAGGCTAAGAGCTAATGAGAAAATTGGCTTTGAAAAAAATGTAGATATAATTTTGAATGAAGATGAACAATTTGAGATGAGCTTATAATGTTACCATATATGATAATGCTAGAGGGTTTCGATGATGCTTACGAAGGCTTTGTTGTACAAGAAAAATTACAAAGACCTACTGTAGCAGTATACAATAGAACAAAATGTGTTGAAATAATTATGAAAGAAAAAAACTATAGCAGAGAAAAAGCTATAGAGTACTTCGAGGAAAACATTGAAAATATGTGGGAAGGCGATGATGCCCCTCTAATACTTAATTCAATTTCAGCAGAGGACTATAATAAAATTGCTAAGGCTAAAATTATATGAGTACTAAAAACAAAAAATCTATCAAAAAAGTGGGTAGACCTAAATTTGTAGTTACAAAAGAAATGTGTGATAAGGCTGAAGCCTACGCAGCACAAGGATTAACACAAGAACAGATAGCTATGGCGTTAGGTATAGGACTATCTACTCTATACGAAAAGCAGAATGAATTTATAGAGTTTGCAGAAGCTATAAAAAGAGGAAAGGGTAAAGGTATACAGACTATCACTAATAGGCTTTATGAAAAGGCTCTTGAAGGAGATAATACTGCAATGATCTTTTACCTAAAGAACAGGGCTGGATGGCAAGATAAGATAGAGAAAGAAACAATAATAGAACAAAGACAAGTTATAGACCTAAGTGGAATATCAAATGACGAACTCGAAAATCTCGAAAGAGTCTTATCCAAAGCTATTGCTTCAAGCTCAGAAGGAGCTAATGAAAAGGTCATTGAAGGTTTTCACAAAGAAATCTTGGCAAGCGATTGAACCTGGAAGAGACTTTTACGATAACTGGCACATAGATGCTATATCAGAACATCTACAAGCTGTAGTAGAAGGCGATATCAAAAGACTTATTATAAACATACCACCTAGACACATGAAGTCTATAAGTGTAGCTGTAGCTTTACCAGCTTGGACATGGACTATTCAGCCATCTAAAAGGTTTTTGTTTGCTAGTTATGCTGGGTCATTATCTATAAGAGATAGTGTTAAGTGCAGAAGATTAATAGAAAGCCCGTGGTACAAAAGCTACTTTGGTGATATATTCTCACTAACCTCAGATCAAAATCAAAAACAAAGATTTGAAAATGATAAGACAGGTCAAAGAATAGCTACCTCAGTAGATGGAGCACTAACTGGTGAAGGTGGTGACATAATTGTTATAGATGATCCTCACAACGTAAGAGAAGCAGAATCGTCAGCAGTTAGAGAAGGTGTTCTAGAATGGTGGGATCAGGCTATGCAAACTAGACTGAATGACCCACGAACTGGAGCTTTTATTATAATTATGCAGAGGGTACATGAAAATGACCTTACTGGACACATATTAGCGAATGAGTACAATGATTGGGATCATTTATGTTTACCTGCAAGATACGAAATTGGTCACCCAACGCCAACTAGATCATCGCTTGGCTTTAGCGACCCAAGAACTTCAGAAGGGGAGTTGTTGTGGGAGGAGAGGATTGACGAAAAAACTCTTGATAATTTGGAAAAGAGTTTGGGTTCATACGCTAGTGCTGGTCAACTGCAACAAAGACCAATGCCCAAAGGAGGTGGTATCCTCAAAGCAGAATGGTGGGTTCCCTGGGAGAAAGATGATCTTCCAGAGATTGAATACTTGGTTCAAAGCTATGATACTGCGTTCAGCACCAAAGAAACAAGTAGTTACAGTGCAAGAACAACGTGGGGCATCTTCAAACAAAATGGTCAAGTAAATGCTATAGTCGTAGAAATGTGGTATGACAGAGTAACCTACCCAGAGCTTAGAAAGCTTGCTCAAGAAGCATATGATGACTGGCAGCCAGATACAGTATTGATAGAGAAGAAGGCTAGTGGTCAAAGTTTATTACAAGATTTAAGGATGGGTGGCATACCAGTATTGGCTTACTCACCAGATAGAGACAAGATTGCAAGGGCACATAGTAGTTCTGCATTACTTGAAGATGGTAGAATATTCTATCCACAAGGAAAAAAATGGGCTAAAAACTTAATTGATATATGTTCAGCCTTCCCTGCGGGTGATAATGATGATATAGTTGACACTTGTACACAGGCTTGGCTAAGATTAAGAAAAGGTTGGTTCATCACTCATTCTACAGATTATGATGAAGAAGATGAAGTTCAAGAGAGAAGGATGACAATATATGGCTAGAGAACCTCAAGTAATTCCTTTTGCAGAAGGTATGCCTTCAGACGACTTTCAAATAGAAGAAATAGGTAACGATGAGGTGCTAGTAGGCGACCCATCTTTAGATATAATAGAAGAACAAGATAGTTCATTCGACCAAAACTTAGCAGAAACAATTGATGCAAAAGAATTAAATGCAGTAGCAAGCCAATTAATCTCTAGCTATGAATCAGACAAAGAAGCAAGGTCACAATGGGAAGATAGATACAAGCAAGGTTTGGAAACACTTGATGTTCATGGTGGTCAAGAAGAAGAGGAAGACCAAAGGGCTACAAGAGGTTTAAGTAATGTAGTTCATCCTATGATAGCTGAAGCAGCAACACAATTTAATGCAAGAGCAATAGCAGAATTATATCCAAGTGGCGGCCCAGTAAAAACAATTATAGTTGGCGACCCAAGTGAAGAGATGGAAGAGCAAGCTCGTAGAGTAAAAGACTTTATGAATTATCAGATTACTCAAGATATGCCAGAGTATTTCCCTGATCTAGACCAAATGTTATTTCAATTACCATTAATTGGTCACACGTTTAAGAAAGTATGGTGGGATGCTAACCTTGATAGGCAATGCTCACAATTTGTAAAGGCAGAAGACTTTGTGGTTTCTCCAGAAAGTAAAGACCTCTACACATCAAATAGATATACACACGTTATTCGTATGCCTAAAAACGACTTTAACAAATATGTTAAGGCTGGGTTTTATCTGCCAAGTAAATACAGTGGGGAAGACATAGACCCAAGTGGTGATGTAGGTAGCGAGATAGAGGGCGTTGACCCTTATGGAGATAGCGAAGATGAAGTGATGACGCTTCTAGAGGTACATGCGTATCAATCATTTGATGGCATAGATACTATAGAGGAAGAAGACGAAGACAATATGGTTGCTCTGCCTTATGTAATTACAATTGATTACGATGCAGAAAAGATAGTTAGTGTAAGACGTAATTGGAGAGAAGAAGACCCAAAACAAATAAGAAGAGATTGGTTTGTGAGTTATAAGTTTCTTCCTGGAACTGGTTTCTATGGATTTGGCTTGTATCACATGATAGGTGGGCTAGGCAAAGCAGCAACTGGATCACTTAGAGCTTTATTAGATTCAGCGGCTTTTGCTAACATGCAAGGTGGTTTTAAGCTTAAAGGTAGAGTTACTGGTGGTGAAATGCAGATTAACCCTGGTGAGTTTGCAGATTTAGATGCCACAGTAGATGATGTAAACAAAGCTATTATGCCACTACCATTTAAAGAGCCATCAAGCACCTTGTTCAATCTTATGAACGCTATTGCAGATGCTGGTAGAAGATTTGCTAGTACTGCAGATTTAAATGTAGGCGATGTTAATCCAAATGCTCCCGTTGGTTCAACAGTCGCACTGATTGAGCAAGGTAGTAAAGCTTTCAGTGCTATACACAAAAGATTACATTATTCACAAGGACAAGAGTTCAAAATGTTGGCGAAGCTTAACGCAGAATATCTGCCAGAGAGCTTTACCTTTGCTATGGGTGGTATAAGCGAAACTATATTTGCCAAAGACTTTGACGAAAGAATAGATGTAATACCAGTCAGTGACCCTAATATATTTAGTACTGCACAGAGAATAGCACAAGCCCAAGCAGTTCTGCAGATGTCAAGTGCAAGCCCACAATTATATGATCAGTATGAAGCTAACAAAAGAATGCTTGAAGCTATTCGTATAAACAACATAGACGAAATACTGAAGAAACCAGACGATGCAGCAAGAATTGATCCTATTACAGAAAACACTGCTTTGATGTATGGTAAAGCTATAAGAGCCTTTCCAGATCAAGATCACGATGCACACATTGCAGTTCACCTTCAGTTCTTACAAGACCCAATGTTAGCTGGAAACCCAGGTGCTGCGGCTATGCAACCAATTATGATAGCTCATATAGCTGAACATATAGCGTTGTTATATAGACAAAGAATGCAAGCAAGTATTGGCGTATCATTACCAACCTTGCCAGAGCTTCGTGACCCTAAGTTCAAGTTTGAAGATATTAATCCAGAGATGGATAGGCTTATAAGCGAAAGAGCAGCAGAAGTTGTGGCTAAAGCACCTCAAATGCAAGCGATTGCACCACTAGCTAAAATGATGGAGCAACAACAGCAACAACAACAAAACCCACTACAATACGCACAAGAACTAGCGAAGCTAGAAGCTGAAGCCCTAAAAGCAAGAACTGAAGTGCAGATACAAGGTGACCAAGCTAAAGCACAACAGAAATTAGCGATTAATGAAGCAGAAGCGAAACAAGATTTGCAGATAGAGCAAGCCAAGCTACAAGCAGACTTACAAGCCAAAGTAGCCAAGTTGGAACTTGAACTGCAGATGGAGCGTGAGAAAAACCAAGTTGAAATACAAAAGGAGATAATGAAAGATGCCAATAGTAATAACCCCACAGGGTGAGTATGTTGATTCAGAAACTGGTAACCCAGTTATGAATCCAAGAGACCCAGGATCAGTTGCTCGTGAAGGCGAAATTAATGCAATTGCTAATATGGATATGCAAAGATTAGACCCTAGATCAGTGGTGCGTGAAGGTGAAATGGCTAGAGAAAACATACCATCAAATATGGATATGGGTATGGATAGCATGATGCCACAAATGGAAATGGGCATGGATGACATAGACAAAGTTCGTTTACTTATGGACATGGGATTAAATGAGCAAGATGCTATAGAGGCAGTAGTCAGAGAAAAGGGTATGGGTACAGTTAGACCAGAAGAATTTAGTGGTCAACAAATGCCAACGCAACAACAACAAGCACCAATGCCTAGACCTCAAATGCCAACAAGCCCACAAGCACAAGGAATGGGAGCTTTACCTTCAGCACCACCACCAAGACCAGATATGAGTGGTATGTCTAGAGAGCAGATGGATATGTTAAGAAGAGGTATTGATCCTTTTGCAGAGGGCATGGTCAGATAAATGGCTAAAGGCGACCAATATGGAGCTTTAGGTAGTTTAACAGAAGATCAGTTTGGAAGCCTTTCAAGAGGCTTTGATATGTCTAATCCAGTTGCGTCATTAGGTGGTATTGACGTAAATAAAAGTGGTGCTATTGGTGCTGCATTAGGATTGACAGGATTTAGTACTAGTCCAGTTGGTATTGCTAACACAGCTTTAGATGTATATGGAAGATATAGTGCAGAAAAAGCGGCTCAATCTGCACTTGGTCAGAACAGAGGCTTTATAGATACAGTAACTGGCATGGTTACAAACCCAGCTATGGATACTGCCAGAGGCATAGCTGACACTAATAAAGATGGAAGAGTATCACAAAGAGAAGCTCAAAACTTTGGTATGAATCAAGGTAAATTAACTGCTTATCAAGTTGGATTAAATCCAGCATATGGTTACACACCAAATACTGTTTCAATACAAGGTCTGACAGCGTTTGGCAAAAGCACACCAACTACTGGAACAGTTCAGACTATGGAAGCTCCATCCAAAGGAGTAGATCAGTTTGGTTTTTCAACTAATCCCTTTTCATATACTGTGGAGCAAGCAAGAGGCATTGCACAAGACACTCAAACAGGAGTAGGTAGAGGTGTTGATACTGTAGGGTTAGGTGGTGCAAAAGGTGCTGGATATTCTGGAAGTACAGGAAATGCTTTTGGTTTTGGCAAAGCTGAAGGCGTAGATACATCAGACCCTAATAGCACAGGAGCATCTACAGGAGTAGGTGGCTCTGCGGCTGGGGTAGGTGGTATGTCAGGTGGATCAACTTCATCATCAGCAACTGCAGGAACTTCATCAGGAACAAGTTATGCAGATGATGCACAAGGTTCTGGTGGTGGTGATAGTGGTAGTACATATATTTGTACTGCACTATACGAAATGGGTGATATGAAAAAATATATCTACAAATATGATCAGATATATGGAAAACGTGTAGACCCATTGGTGTATAAAGGTTATTGTGTATGGGGAAAATATGTAGCTACAAAAATGAGAAACAAAGGAATAGTTTACAAGATAGCCAAGCCTTTAGCGTTAGCTTGGGCAAAACAAATGGCTTATGATTTATCCAAAGGTAGGTATGGCAAGAAGAGCAAGGTAGTTAAGGTTATAAGTAAAGTGGGCGAAGGAGTTTGTTACGCTTTAGGTTTTGTATCTAATATCAAGCAACTTATAGGAGAAAAATATGGCTGATATCAACATAGAGAACATGGAAGAGAACGCTGAACTTTTCATGGAAAAGATGGGCTTTCCACATAATGCACCAGGTTTAGAGCTATCTGACGATCAGTTAGTTAACTTTTTATTGTTATGTTATCAAGGTATGATGCTTCCAGACGAAGAAGAGGAAGAGGATTATGAAGAAATGGATGGAGACGTTAAGGTCAAAGTCATGAAAGTAGATAGTGGCGATATGAGAGGTGTCATGGATGAGATACTTGGTCATGGTTCACCAAAGATAGGAATGTAGATATGCCAGGAAAAGTATATTCATCAAAACAAAAAAAGATTGCTAACATGGCAAAGCCAAAGAACAAGTTGACTGGGGCTGATTTTAAAAAACTAGCTATGTTAAAGAAAAAGAAGCCTAAAACAAAGAAGGCTTAAATGGCTAAACTTAAGTTCCTAAAAGAATTTTTAACTAAGAACTTTAAGCCTTTATTCAGTGAGAATGAACTTGGTGCTTTGGGTAATGTCGCTACTAGAGACGACTTAACAAAAGAATTTGGCTCACTACCAAGCTATGAGATTACTGGTGACCAAATCAGAGAGG